TGGGCTGTAATGGCACTCCGCCGGGTTATGACAATTGCTGCGAAGGCGAAGACGGTAGAACAAAGCCAGAAGTCATTCATGCAGAAGCTAATGCAATATTAAAACTAGCAGCATCTACAGAGTCAGCACACGGCTCTGTTATGTTTGTTACACATGCGCCGTGTATAGAGTGTGCTAAGATGATTATTTCATGTGGGATTTCCGATATCATATATAAGAATGAATACCGTTGTTCAGACGGCGTTCAATTAATAAATAAATGCAATATCGGCGTACACAAATACTCTGATATTTTAAATACAGAAAATTGGAGATTTTCATATGAGTACGAGAGACAGAGAGTGGATCACATGCACAGTATGTGATGCAGAATTTAAAGTTGTCACTAGCTTAAATTCAAATGAGATTCTTTATTGTCCTTTTTGCGGTAGCGATGTAGTTGATGACTCTATCATAGAAGATGATTTTGAAGAAGATTTGTTTGACGAGTGATGACATATCCGAACCCATGGGTGTTTGACAGAGAAATCTTCACACCTGATATGGTAGGCGATTGGTTCGGTTTCGTTTATCTGATCACAAACAAAGTAACAAACAAGAAGTACATCGGTCGAAAGTATTTCTATTCTACAACTAAAAAGAAAGTTGCAGGCAAAAAGAATAGAGTCATAACCAGAAAACAATCTGACTGGCAAAAATACTACGGCAGTTCAAAGACACTTCTTGCTGATATAGAACTTCATGGTAAAGAGAATTTCTCTAGAGAGATATTGTCATTGCATGAATCTCGCGGCGATGTGAATTATCATGAGTTGCGCCAGCAAGTGTTGAGCAATGTGCTGGAGTCTATGGACTATTACAATGATAACATCATGCTGCGGTACTATCGCAGGGTGAAAGACTACAAATCCAGCTTCAAATCCGTCGTTTAGGCTAAGTCTTAGGCTAAGTCATTGATTTCATTGAAAAGATAGTTTTCGAGCTAAGTTGTTGATTTTACTCACAAAATTTAACAGCTTGGCTAAGTCATTGATTTTATTGAAAAGATAGTTCTTGACTCTACCTACCATCCTGTTAATATAGTTATATTGAAATTGAGATGAGGTTAGCGATGAAACTGCTCGGAATTGATACAAACACGAAAACAGTCAAAGGTCAAAAACAAGGCTACATGACGGGTATTCTGTACCTCGCCCCGGCTAACATTTCTGGCTATGAAGTCTGTCCGATGGCTACTGATGGTTGTCGCGCCGCTTGTCTTTACTCCGCTGGTCGTGGGGCTTTCTCTAACGTCCAACAGGCACGTATTGCCAAGACCAAGTTCTTTTTCGAAGCCCGTGACCAGTTCATGGCGCAGTTGATCAAGGAGATTACGGCTTTCGTGAAGTCTGCCGCGAAGCAAGGGTTTATTCCTACCGTGCGCCTAAACGGCACCAGCGACATTCCTTGGGAACGTGTTGCTGTGACTTATGGACAGGGCACAAGCTTCTCCAACATCATGGAGTTGTTTCCTACTGTACAGTTCTATGACTACACCAAGCGCCACAATCGCCGCAAGATCCCTAGCAATTATCATCTGACTTTCTCTCTGGCTGAAGACAATCAGGAGAATGCCAAGATTGCTCTGGAAAACGGTATGAATGTTGCAGTTGTGTTCCGTACGCCAAACTTTCCGACCTCGTACCTTGGTCGCCCTGTCATTGACGGCGATGATAGCGACCTGCGGTTCCTTGACGGCAATATGAATATTGTTGCTCTTAAGGCTAAAGGCAAGGCTAAGAAAGATGCCACGGGCTTCGTTAAAGAGGTTGCTTAATGTCCAAGAGTAATATCAATTCTGTTTTTAATTGTAACGAAAACAAAGGTTTTCAGATTACGTATCCGAACGGCTACACTATCAGTGTACAGTGGGGCGTTGGTACGTATTCTACTGAAACAACGGCAGAGGTTGCAATTATTGATCCTGCTGGTAATTTTTATCCCATTTCAGAAAAAGATAGTGTTATCGGTTGGCAAACCCCTACTGAAATTATCACACTGATGATTTTTGCTGCTCGACTTTCTAATAAGGAAAAGGATGATGTATCCGACTGGGGCTATTAAACTAAATACGAGATTACAGTGTAGGGAACTGAACAATGTCTGATATTGAAGATGATGCTGTAGAAGAGTTCTATACAAGAACTATTGCTGAATATACAAAGCAAACAATTGATAACGCAAAAAATTTAGACGAATGTGTTGTCAAAGACGGCGTAGTTAATTTCTATTATCTCCGTATTGTTAAAGCAGATTTAGTTCCTCTGCCTGTAGCCATAGACATGTTGTCTTGTGGTTATGACCCATTGAATGAAACTGACATTGAAGAATTTTATGATGACATTGTAGAAAGTGTTATCATAGATATAGCTAAGGCTAAAAAGAAAGCCATTAAGCGGAAGAAAAAAATCAACAATGTAATTCCATTTCCACCACCAAAAACATCAAAAGAATAATCTATGAAACCGCTTAAAGTAGGAATTCTTGGTGCTGGCAGTGCGGCTTCAGTTGCTCTTCTTGCTGCAATGCGGGTACACAATTACAATGTTAAGCACGATTTGAATCATGTTCATGTAGTTATTATACATGATCCAAAAATTCCAATAGCTCCTGTTGGAGAAAGCACCAGTTCTGGAATTCCTGCTCTTATGGAAGATGTTCTAGGAGATTCCATACATGGAAGACGTAAAGAATTTAGCGGAACTTATAAATTCTCTTCTAGATACTTTTATGAAAAAAGAACTGGACTGCCAACATTTAATGTGTGTCAACCTGCTGCGGGATATCAATTTGACAGTCAGGTGTGGAGCAAATGGGTATTTAAAGAAGTAATTGCAAAATATAAAAACGTTATAGAAATACAAGATACTATTCTATCTATAGATCAAACAGAAAATAATGTAACTGTACATTGCAATGATCATGCACATACTTTTGATGTTATTATTAATTGTATGGGTAATCCGACAAAAGAAGAATTGCAGAGTGAAGACTATACTCTAGATGTTTTCGAAACAGTAAACTCTGTTGTCATACAGCCAGAGTTTAAATACTATGAAGAAATGTTTACTTCGGCGCATTATCATGATAATGGCTGGATGTTTGGAATTCCTATTGCAACAAGAAAAGCATGGGGCTATCTCTATAATAACAAATTTCTTTCTGAAGAAGAAGCATGTGCAAAATTTTCTGCAATTCGCGGCGGTATAGACACAACTAATTTGCCAAAAATTTCTTGGCAACCGTATCGTAGAAAAAGAAATTTAGAAGGTAGAATTCTTTATCTAGGAAACAAATTGTTTTTACTTGAGCCAACCAATGCATTGCCTTTGCACACGTATATGAATTTTTCAGAATTATTTTTGCAAAAGGTATCTGAAGATTTGCCATTGTCTTATTTGAATATAGAACATAACAGAATGTATAATGAGCATATGGAAAAATATCAAAATCTTATTGCATTACAATATGTTTCAGAAAACAAACTTGGAGAAGATACTGAGTTTTGGAAAACAACAAGTGCAAAAGCAAAACATCGTCTTATGAATTCGAAGTCTTTTCAAAAATTTCTAATTGATACCGATTTGTTAAAACGGGTGCAAAATTACTCTTGGCATCCAGATTGTATCATGACAGAGTATATAGACGGTTATGGTTTAGATTTAAAATCACTAAGAAACACTAAAGTTCCGTTTGATCAGCTAATATACGTATAAGTAGTTATAAGGGTAGTTAACTAATAGACTCGCGCCGGGCCATGGTTAGCCCGGCTTTTTTTATTTCTTATAAATAGAGACATAGGAGGGGAAATACCATGAAAACAACAAAAACGGTCCTTTCTGGCGTCCTTATATCATTACTTTGTACGAAAGTTGTATTAGCCGGAGAACTTGTATACCAATTTAAGAATCCCTCTTTTAGTGGGGTAAATGTTGGATCTCAATGGCTTACTCTTGAGAATCAGGAGCATAGCCGTATGCAGGCTATTCAGGACAAGCTTGACGCTGCTCTTAAAGCCGCCGCTCTCGCAGATCAAAACTCTATTTTGAATAGATTTGTTAACAATTTGCAGTCTAGAATTTATTCTCAGATTGCTCAACAATTGACGCAGAATTTGTTTTCAAGTAAAGGTGCTTCTGGATCATTTACTTTAGACGATAATAGTATCCAATACACAAATACTGGTGACACAATCGTATTGAACATAACTGATTCTTCTGGAAATATAACAAATATTACCATACCAGTTGGCGGGTTTAGTTTCTAATGAAAAAGTCGTTGTGCATGATTATTGCATGTATCAGTTTGTGCGGTGGTTGCGCTCATTTTCCTGTCGATAACCTGACAGAGAATCCGCAACAGTATCGGACAAAACTGACTGAATTATATGATATGCGGCCACCTGAAAGAAAAGCGGTAGTAGCAGTATATGATTTCCCTGATCTAACTGGTCAGAGAAAAGACAAGGACAATGTAGCTAGTTTTTCTAATGCTGTGACACAAGGGGGAAGCAATCTTCTTATCGGCGCTCTTAAAGACGCTGGTAGAGGAGAATGGTTCACAGTAGTAGAAAGAAATAGAGTTGACGATCTTGCAAAAGAACGTCAGATAGTGAAGTCTACCCGTGATGAGTATGTGGGCAAAGATGCTAATAAGCTGAAGCCCATGTTGTTTGCTGGTCTTATATTGCAGGGTGGTATAATTGGCTATGACTCTAATCTTGTTACCGGCGGTGCTGGTGCAAGATATCTAGGTATTGGCGGTGATGTTACATACAGAAAAGATGAAGTTGTTATAGCATTACGAGGCACTTCTACTGAAACAGGAGAAGTTGTCTTGACTGTTGAAGTGGCTAAGACTATATTATCTTATGGTAATGATGTTACTTTGTTTAAATTCGTAGATGCTGGAACTAAAGCAGTAGAAGCTGAAATTGGTATGACGCAGAATGAAGCTAATACTAAAGCAGTGAAGACAGCAATACAGCAGGCTGTGGTGGAACTAATCAAACAAGGCATAACCAAAAACCTCTGGAGATATAAGGAAGAAAAATGAGAAACAAAATCAAGACAGCGTTCTTGATTATGGCTTTGATGACACCATCACTGGTTTTAGCGCAGTCGGCAACCAACACTATCTATATTGATCAAGTTGGCGACGGCAGCAATGTAACACTACAGCAACAGGGACAATCAAATAAGATCGGCTCTGAAGCAACACCATTTAGTTTAGAGGGTAGCAATCAAAACGTTACCTTTAGACAAGATGGCGCGAGCAACACTATCGACGGTCTTGTTAACAACGCAGATAACGTTGACTTGACTATTAACACCGTGGGCGATAACAACGCAGTAACACTCGACATAGGCGGCAGCGCCAGTGTTGCGGGTTCTGCTACAACATTAGACATAACTGGTAGCACAAACACTGTTAGCTTGACGCAGGGCAATAACGCTGCATCAACTGGAGCTACTCAGGCTATTGCTATCACAGGCGACTTAAATACATATACATCAACAATCAATGCTAACGATGTGACAAACACTGTAACAGCAAGTGGCGATAGCAATACGCTCACACTGACACAAAATGGATATGCTGGCAAAAACGCTAACGTATCTGTGACTGGTAATACGAATAACTTAACACTCAATCAAACGAGTACAACACATGTGGACAGCGTTACGGTTACTTCTGTTGCTAATGGCACAAACGTTATTATTAGTCAGTGCGGTCCAAGCGGCAACTGCGCCGCCAACTAGTATTGGTTCTATATCGGCGTTTACTGGGTCAAGCGAGATTGTTAGAAAAGATCAAAAACTTTCTACGCAATCTCGCTTGCCTATTCAGCAACTTGATAACGTCCAAACAGGCAATGGTAGAGTAGAGATTACATTTGTCGATAACTCAAATGTAAAAGTAACTGAACACTCTAAGCTTGTTATTGATGATTTCGTTTACAGTGGCAATCCAAACACTTCTAAGATGGCTCTTAACTTTGCTTCTGGCACTGTTCGATTCACTACAGGTCAGCTAGGCAAGATCAACAAACAAAACATTGCACTTAATACACCTACAGCTACTATTGCTGTACGTGGCACAGACTTCACAACTACTGTAGATGACTTCGGCAAGAGCCTTGTTATTTTATTACCAGAAGCAGATGGCACAGTAGGTGAGATTACAGTCAGCAACGCCGGCGGTAGCGTAACACTCACTAAAGCATTTCAAGCAACAATGGTCAACACATATGACGGTGCGCCATCAAAGCCTGTTATTTTGAATTTAACTCTAAATCAAATTGACAACATGTTGATTGTTTCGCCGCCAGATGAAGCCAGACAATTTGATGAAACTACAAACTCAAAATCAAACATCTTAGATTTGTCAGAACTTGATATTGACTATCTTAAAAACACTGATTTAGAAAAAGACAATCTGCAAATGGATGCATTGAGTGTTGATGTTCTGAACGCTAACTTTCTAGAAGACTTTCTTGCTACATCAATGGGCGGTTCATCTACTAAAGATGGCGTTACTATTGACGGTACAGCGTTCGGATATGATCCACAGACACAGATATATACATTGTTAGCTCAAGACAAAATTCAGTTTGTTCGTTCTGTTGGAACGTTTGTTTCGATCTCTGTTGAGAAAGACAAAGGAAAGATTATCAATCTGGACGTTGGTGGTAAACAATACAACATCAAAGTCAACGAAGGAGGAAGTGTAATCAATGTCAAGCAAGGTAATTAAAAAAGTACTCTTATCGCCTTGGTTGGCACTCGTAACTTTCGCTCTTCTTGTATGCATTAAGATTTCAAATCCCTATCTCGTTGAGATGGGCACTTTAAAGTTCTATGATTATCTAATGATTAGCAAGCCGATTGCTGCTAATGATATCGTACTTGCAAACATTGATGAGAAAGCAATTCAGAAGTACGGACAGTTTCCATTCCCTCGCAGTGTATATGCTGATATAATCAAAGACTTGAAAGACAGACACGCTGCTGTTCTAGGCAACACAGTTTTATTCTTAGAAGCAGATAGATTTGGTGGTGATAAAGCTCTTGCTAATGCAATGTTGGGCTATCCTACAATTTTATCACAAACTGTAGGCAACTGTGATCGCAACAACAAAGACACTAAGCGTACAGGTGTTGCTGTTGTCGGCGATGGTAAAGCAACTGAGTTTTTGCCAGAGTATCCGTGTGTACTAGACAACATATTTGATCTACAATCTGTGGCTATTGGTACAGGCATTACATCAACACTGCCCGAAGCAGACGGTGTTGTACGTCGAGTGCCCATGTTAGCTATGTCACAGGGCGAATACTATCCATCGTTCTCATTAGAAATTCTAAGAGCAGCCGCAGGGCAAGAGTCTTATCAAGCTAAGATTAATCAGACTGGTGTAGAAGCAGTACGTATTCCTACGTTCCCAGTTATTAAGACTGATGAATATTCGAGAGTGTTTGTGAACTGGAATTATCGCTTTTCTGATTTTTCCATAACAGATATACCCCAAGACCTAACAGGAAAGATAGTGCTGCTAGGGGTAACAGCGGCTGGAGTAACGAACCCCGTTGCAACTCCTGTTGGATCACAGTTTCCACATTATGTCCAAGCCAATGTTCTTCATACGCTTCTACAGGGGGATTCTGTAGCGATTCCATTATGGACGCCAGTTCTTGACTATGCTTCTCTAATTCTTCTAACATTGTGTATAATTCTATTATCTAGATTGCGGTTCTCGTTTATTTATATTGCAGCACTAGTAGCAGCGTACACTTATTTGCCAAAATATCTATTTGAGCATAATAAAATTCTATTTGATGTTAGCTTCAACATCTTTGCAATATTAATTTTGTACATTCACATCTACACTGTTAAGTTTATCTCTGAGCTAATGCAAAAGCTACAAATTAAGAAGCAGTTCGGCACATATTTGTCACCTGCTCTTGTTGAGAAACTACAAAAGAATCCAGAGTTACTCACACTTGGCGGTGAGACACGTGAGTTATCAATCATGTTCACTGACGTTAGAGGTTTTACTGCTATCAGCGAACACTACGGTGCTAACGTTCAAGGTCTTACACAGATTATGAACAAGTATATGACTGTGATGACGGATAAGATTTTAAAGAACGCCGGTACACTAGACAAGTATATCGGTGATGCTCAAATGGCTTTCTGGAATGCCCCATTAGATGATAAGGAACATAGACGAAATGCGCTTAAAACAGCACTTCAAATGCTTGGTGACTTGGATGACTTCAATTACGATATCGCTGCTGTGGGAGTACCTGCTTTCGGCATGGGTCTTGGTATCAATACTGGGGACGTGGTTGTTGGTAATATGGGTAGCACTCAACGCTTTGATTACACATGTTTGGGGGACTCCGTAAATCTTGCTTCTCGCTTAGAAGGCCAATCTAAAGATTACGGCGTTAAGATCGTTCTTGGTCACAACACAGTACAGAGTATTGACGATGAGTTTTTTATTCTAGAACTAGATATGATTGCTGTTAAGGGTAAGAAAGAAGGTGTACGCATTTACACTTGCTTAGGATATAACTCTGATCTATCAGCATATGCTAAAGATTATGCAAAGCATGTTCATTTTTTATCAGACTATAGAGCTAAAAGGTTCTCTAGCTGCCTATTAACACTAGAAACACTACAAAGTGGCTTTGGTGGTAAAATGAAAGATTACTATGCTATGATGCATAAACGTTGCGAATACTTTTTAAAGAATCCTCCAGCTAAAGATTGGGACACAGTGTTTAGGGCGACAAGCAAATAGTAAAATCTTCATAAAAGCTTCATGTAATTTTAACGCAATTGCAACATTTCTTTCATAGATAAGCTTAGAGATTACTCTAATCTCACACACTTATTCAGAGGGAAATTGCATATGAAATTACGCTTTTTTGCGGCGCTATCATTATTGGTGTTATCTTCACTATCATTAGAGGCACATGCTGAAGATACTACATTAGAAACAGTTACAGTAACGGCACAAAAAAGAGAGACTGACTTACAGAATACTCCTATTGCCATTACAGTAGTTAGTGCTAAGGCATTAGAAAACAATCATGTACAGAGTTTGCTTGATCTAGCAGACGGTTCTGTTCCTGGTCTTAGAGTTGCCACATTCGAAGCTAGACAGTCTGCATTAACTATTGGTATTCGTGGTATTGTACCACTTGACGCAAATCAACCAGCGCGTGAGCAGGGCGTAGGCGTTTACATTGACGGCGTATATCTCGGTCGTCAACACGGCCTTAATGCTGCTCTTCTTGATCTAGAACGTCTTGAAGTTCTTAAAGGACCACAGGGTACACTATTCGGTCGCAACACTGAAGGTGGCGCACTCAGCATGGTTACTAAAAAGCCAAAGGAAGAGTTTGAGTTTCGTGGTAAAGTTGGCGTAGGCAACTACGGCAGCAATGATGTGTCAATGCATATCAATATGCCCTCAGTGTTAGGCGTAATGACAAAGCTTGATGTTATTTCTCAAAAGCAAGATGCAACAACAGTAAATCCTTTAGCTGGTCAAACTGGTTGGAATTACTTTGATCGTCAGGGTCTACGTTTCTCTGCTAGAGTACGTCCTTTTGATGCATTAACTATTGACTATGCTTATGACACAGCTAAGGATTCTAATAGTCCTTATTACAGTCAGCTTTTAAACTATAATCCAAACAACCTTAATGTAGGTGTTTTCTCAGGCACACTATGCTCTGGTTGTATTCGTCCACTTCCTGCTTTAGTAAAAGTCAACGGCACTACTCGCATGGACGTTGCTGATATCGGTGTGCCACAGCAGCCCAGTGTTGATAAGACGCACGGACATACACTCAACGCAGCGTGGGACGTGACCGACGCACTTCAGCTACGCTCTATCACTGCATGGCGTGGTGTTGATGCTACGCAATGGGACAATAGCGGTGGCGCTCATCGTGTCCCTGTAGCAGCAGCTAATAGTGTATTCAGTCGTTATAGTCTTGCTAATCTATGGCAGAATCAATTCAGCCAAGAAGTTCAAGCTGTAGGTAGACTATTCAATCGTGTAAACTACGTTGCTGGCGCTTATTACTTCAATGAGCATGTATCTGATGATGCTGCTACGCCCTCGACAAACACATGGAACGCTGACGGCAGCGCATACACTATCAATGATTCAACTAATCAACAGCCTGGTCGCCGCTTACTTGATCGTGCTAGTGTTGCAGACTCAAAGAGCATTGCAGCATTTGGCCAAGCAGAGTACACTCCACCTGTTCTAGGCGATAGACTATCAGTAACTCTTGGCGGTCGTTACACTCAAGACGATAAAAGTGGTAAGCTTACAATGGTGAGTGGCGTGCCTACAACATGGAGCTTTCAACAAAGCACAGCACGATTTAATCCTCTAGCTATTGTTGCTTACACAGTTGCAGATAATGTAAACGTGTATGCAAAGTATTCTACTGGCTATCGCTCTGGTGGTGCAAGTTCACGTTCACTAACGTATCGTTCATTTGGTCCAGAAGACAATACATCATATGAGATCGGTGCTAAGACTGAATTCTTTAATAGAGTTCGTCTAAACGTTGCACTATACACTATGGACAGAACTGGTAGTCAGATTGACTTCAGTAACGTAGGCTATGATCCATTTACAAAGACTACACGCAATACGCTAGAAACAATCAATGCACCAAGCACCACTAAGATCAAGGGTGCTGAAGTCGAAGGATCTGTTCAAGTAACTGATGAACTAAATCTCTCTGCTTCATATGCATATACTGATACATTTGTTCCTGAGACGTTGAATCCCTTTACTAATAAGATTCAACCTGTGTTTATTGTGTTCACTCCAAAGAACGCATGGAACATAGCAGCAGAGTATACAGTACCGTTTGACGGTGCAAAGCTAATCGCACACATTGATGCTAATGCTGCTGATGCTACACAAACGTTTGATCAGTTTGCTACAACTAATGATGCATCGTTTATTGTAAATGCTAGAGTATCACTTGCTGATATTCAAGTGAACGATGGCAAATTAAACTTTGCTCTCTGGAGTCGTAACGTATTAAACGAAACACATGTGTATCGCCGTGATCCGTCTAATGCTTCAACACTAGGCTACTACGGTAACTTCAATGCACCGAGAACGTTTGGTCTTGAGGCGTCTATGAAGTTCTAACTACTTTACGTCCCATAGGGTCGGTTCAATAGTTTTAATACCAGATAGATTAGAGGGGAGAGTTGGCATAAAGTTAATGCCGCTCTCCTTTTCTACTGTAGCAACAGGCACTTTATACTTGGGTAGATCAGCAACAGGTAATGCTTTGTTCGGAAAGATAAAGCCCACTGCTTTATTGTGTTTCTTATCAATAATAACCTTAAACACTCTTGTTGGCACACCGACTTTGTTCGGGCCGATTGTAGTATAGCCAGCATCATAGATAGTGCCTGAGATAACGTAGATAGAATCATTGTCAACTGCTAATGTTCTAACATGAGTTTCTACTTGTTTCCAGATGCCACGATTGTTATTAGCAATCTGTGGAATCATATTCGATAGAAAGAATGATTCAGACATAATAGCATCTGACTGAGTGTTATTGCCAGCAGGTACTAAATGCCCACGATCATAGATGTTGCCCGCAGTAGCATAGTCAGCTAACTGTGACTGATATTGCTTTGCGACATCTGGATCAGGACGGAAGTCATCCTTACGCTTTGACGTGCCAGTAATAGCAGCCTTAGTGGGATGCTCTACAACATACTCTGCTGTTTTTGTATCATAACGATAATGAATAGCATAGTTCTTCTTGCAGATGTACTGACCAGCGGCAACGTGTTCAACAGGAGCACCGAAAGCTACAAACTGTGGACACTTGCTATCAATCACAGTTAACGGCTGCACTGTTACTGATGCACCGTGTGTTGTAGAGACGCTAAGTGCTAGTAAACTCAAAATCAACATTGTCTTTTTCATTTTGTTTCCTTGGTATCAATAGTTTCTTTGTTCTCAATTACAGGTAGTTCTTTTTTCTTTGCGCCAGAAGTCCATTCGAAGTCGAAAGAGAGTACTTTAAGTATCTCAAGCTTTATCTTTATGTGCATTTTGAGCTTTCTCCTCTTTCATTTGCAATACTACGCTAACTTTCTGTTGTAGTCTGATCATGTCATTGTCTAACATGCGAATACGGTCAATTAACTGTACTAGAATACCGTTTGTTTCGCCAATCAGTGGCATCAGTCTCGTAGTAACAAATTTGTAGATGAAAAAGACAAAGTAGCCCATGCCCACAGAACATACAATCGGAAAGCCGTACTGTTTGATTGCATTAGTGATTAGCTCTGGATCAATAGCACTCATTTCTAATCCTTACGGGCATCGTTTTTGCCGTCTGCGCGGGCGATTCTCTCTAAATCAGGTCGCAAGCCCAGTGCAGAGCCGACAACAGCGTCTAGTCTAATGATATCATGGTTCATAGTCTTAATTCTGTTCTCAAGACCCATGATGATGCCTTGCATACCTTTGATAGCTTTGACTACGCTTTCTAGAATGTAGTTAACTACGAAATACACAAAAGTCATTGCAACCATTGCTGCAACAATAGGGAAACCCACCTCGCCTATCAGTTTAAAGATTGCAGTACTGTCCATTATTATTCCAATTGTGAAACATATCACACTATTTATAAATAGAGCTAGGTAGCACAAAGAGGAGTCGCACTATGGACTATTTAAAACAGATCATGCAAGACAGCAGCGGATCAGCATCATCAAAGCGATGGATCACTGCTTTATTCTCATTAGCTCTGCTGGGTGCTTTAATTGCGTCTATTGTTATGAATACAAAGGCTGATCCAGAGATTGTACATGCTGTAATGTACGTAATCATCACAGGTCTCGGTATGACAGGTGCAGAGAAGTTTGCGCCGAAGTAGTTGACAGAGCATCAATAATCATGTATAATGAAGTGTAGCAAACAGCACTTTAGGTAGTACAACATATAGTTTTGTACAGTCTAACTGTACGTGAAAGGTAATTGTACAACAAATGAATTTTATAACTGATAATTTACAATGGATCAAATCGGACTGGAGAGCGTATAAGCTACGTTTTGCGCTTGAATGTCTCGCTTGGTTCATATCTATTGCTTGCAGTCTAGCTATGGCTATTACTGCGCCAGAAGTGCCGCTTGCGAAGATATATCCATTCTGGATCAGCGGCTGTCTTATCTACACTTGGGCTGCTTATACACGCAAATCATTCGGTATGCTTGCTAATTACATGCTGCTCTCAACAATCGACTCAATCGCGCTCTATAGACTATTAACTCACTAATGGACACTCTACTGCAATCAAGATCAACATGAAGAGCTAGTTAAAGAGTTTAAAAAACAGGTAGTTCTCTAATCTATATATTGCATATATATAC